ATTTTCAAGAAGTAGCTCTTCTTAATAAGAAAATAAAAGAATTAGAGTATGTTGTGGAACTTCTAGAAAAGGTTGAAAAGAATTTCAATTCTATGACCTATGATATCAAGAACGTTATTGAAATTCTAAAATTAGAACAGCAATGATAGAGATTGATTACAATGTTAAGAAGAAGAAGGGGATCTTATCTGGAGATCATTTTGATTTAATCAGAGAACATTTTTCTGTAGAAAATCCTGCGGCAAAATTTATGAGGTATAGTCGTTTTATACCAAAGCGATTATATTCTATAACACCTACCGGATTATTTGATATAGGGTTGATTAATGAAATAAAACAATTTTTATTTAAAAGCAATTATTCTACCGAAATACATTTAACAAAAGCAGCTAAAGATGCTTTATCTCCTAATTTAGTATATCAATTTAAAAACAATTATTTCGAAAAGTTTCCTTTGAGAGACTATCAAGAAGATACAGTAAAATTATGTTTAGAAAGAGGGAGGGGTGTTGCTGTTTTGGGTACTGGTGCAGGCAAGACACTGACCATGGCTACCTTGGTTCAATCTTGTTGTCATCCTACTTTTAAATGTTTAATTATTGTGCCTGATTTGGGATTAGTGAATCAAACCTATTCAGACTTTAAAGAATATGGCGTAACCTTTTCTATGACAAAATGGACTGGGTCTATCGAATTAGACTCTAGTGCAGATATTATTATTGCTAACACCGGTATTATTCAAAGCCGTTTTGAAGATAGTGATTGGATCCAATATGTCGACATGGTTATTGTAGATGAGGTTCATAAAGCCGGTAAAGATACTAAGCTAACCAAAATTCTGCAGAAAATAGAAACAAATTATAAATTTGGTTTTACAGGTACATTACCCGAATCAAAAATAGATTCATGGAATATTATAGGTAAAATAGGTCCTGTTTTAATTACAAAGAATTCACATGAATTGAGATTAGAAAATTATCTCACTAATGTAGAGGTAAAAGTATTTGAATTGGATTATAAAACAAAACCAGAAAAGATTGAAGATAAACAATTTGCGACAGAAGAATATGCTGCAGAGAATGATTTCATAAAGACAAATCATTATCGAAATAATACCATAAAAACTATTTGTGGTAATTTTAAAAATAATGTGCTAATCATGGTTAACCACATTGATCATGGTGAGATTTTAGAATCTGTATTGTCAACCTTGACAAACAAAAGGGTATATTTTATACGCGGTGAAGTCGAAGTAGAAGATCGCGATAAAATTAAACATATCATGGAAACAGAAGACAATGTGGTTTGTGTTGCAATATCTTCTATTTTTTCCACTGGTGTGAACATCAAAAATATTCATTTAATTATTTTCGCCGCTGGAGGTAAAAGCTTTATTCGCATTGTACAAAGTATTGGTCGTGGCTTGCGTAAGCATGAGAACAAAGAAAAATTAATCATCATAGACTTAGCTGATCAATTAAAATATGGTATGCAACACGGATTAAAGAGACAAACCATTTACAAAGGAGAAAATATTTCATATTCTATCCATAAATTGGCTGAAAAATAGTAGATTATTATTTGGAATAACTTATTATTGTCAAAATAGGTTATGGCAACGTTAACGTCTCAAAATAAAAAAGAAACTAAGGCTAAGGTAAAAGCTGTGCCTAAAGTAGGCAAAGATAAACATTATGTCAATTGTGAAGAATTAAAAACTGCAATTACTGATTATTACAAATCAGATGATTGTTCTGTTTTCTTGTGTGAAGCTCTGAATAAAATTGCACAAGGACTTTCATTTTCTCCTTCATTCATCAATTATTCATATAAAGAAGAAATGATTGGCGATGCAATTGTAAAAATGTTTTCAGCTTTAAAGAGAAAGAAGTATGATATTAATTCAGAGACATCTCCATTCTCTTATTTTACTACCATTGCTTTCCATGCATTTATTAATCGCATTAAGAAAGAAAAGAAACATCATGATGCAATTACTGCCTATCGTGATCAGAAATATGAAGAACTTCTTACTAGTGGCGAAATAAATGTTTATGTAAAACCCGTGATTGACGGGGACGGGGATTGCGGGTATAATGACGATAGTGAATAACTTCTTTAAAAAACAAAAGATTGCTATCTTCTCCGATCTTCACATCGGAGTACACCAAAACTCCCGATTTTGGCATAATATAGCAAAAGATTGGGTTGAATGGTATATTAGCAATCTTAAGAAAGAAGAAATTAAAGACGTGGTATTTTGTGGAGACTTCTTCCATACACGGGATGAAGTCTCTGTTGATTCTTTGCATTTTGGTTCTTGGGTCTTAGAACAATTCAAAGATTTTAATGTTACCTTAATTACCGGTAACCATGATTGTTACTTAAAAGACTCTTCTGAAATTAATTCATTATCCCCATTCAGAGGATGGAGAAATGTTACTTTGATTGATACACCCAGAACAGTAGAATCACACGGACATTCATTTAACTTTATTCCATGGGGTACTAAATTAAAAGATTTTCAAAATGCACATATTACGTTTGGTCATTTTGAAATTAATAATTTTAAAACAAATAATTATTACATTTGTGATCATGGTGATAATGCTTCTGATGTTTTAGAAAAGAGTGATCTCATTATTACAGGGCATTTTCATTTGAGGGATGAAAAGAAATTTAACAATGGTACTATCCTTTATGTGGGCAATCCATTCCAAATGGACTTTAATGATGCTGCAACTGTTAAAGGATTTTATATTTTAGATGTTTGTGACAAGTCTTATCACTTCATAGAAAATACTGTATCGCCATTACATCATAATATACTCCTTTCGGATCTTGTAAGAAAACAAACAATTACAGAAGAAGTAAAAGAACTTTTTAAAGATAATTTAATCAAATTAAAAATTGATAAACGTATTACAGCAGATGATACGGATATTCTTTTGACAAAACTAAAACAATTGAATCCTCTACAATTTACTGTAGAATATGATTCATCGTATTCGCCTTATGATATAGCTGAAGATAAAAAAGATTTATCCGGCATTGATGTTCAACAAGCCATTATAGAATTTATTGAATTGATGGATATCAATAACAAAAGCGAAATTATTAATTACACATTAGATTTGTATAAAAAGATTCAAAAATGAAAAAAGTAAATTTTAAAGAGGTAGAAATTAAAAATTTTCTTTCTATTGGAACTAATCCAGTAAAACTCGAATTCAAACCAGGATTACATATTATTACGGGTATTAATCGTGATAAGATTGATCGCAGAAATGGGATTGGTAAAACCTCTGTTATTGAATCTATTTACTTTGCTATTTTTGGGAGTACCATGAGAGAATTAAAGAAAGATTTAATTCCTAATACATATACTAATGGTACATGTGAAGTCAAATTAACTTTTGATGTCATTCAAAATAATGCATCACATACTTATAAAATTATAAGAACCCTGAATCCATCTAAACTTTCTTTATTTTGTGACGGCAAAGACGTTACGCGTGATTCTATTAAGAATACCGAAGAAGAGATTTTCAATGTATTAAATGCATCTCCTTCTATTTTTGAAAATTGTGTTATTATGACTTTGAATAACACGGTGCCATTCATGGCTAAATCAAAAGTTGAAAAGAGAAAATTTATTGAAGGTATTTTTAATTTAGAAGTATTTTCTCAGATGCTTTCTCTTCTTAGAGAAGAATTTAGTGATCATAAACGGATATATGAAATTGAATTGACAAAATTTGAAGAAACACAAAAGACTAGAGAGAATTTAGAAAATCAAAAACAAACTATTCTTGATACAAGAAAACAAAAAATTTCAACTTATCTTGCCCGTAAAGAAAATAATTCATCCGAGAAAATTAAATTGATTGAACAATTAGAAGAGCATATTGATATTGATGAAAATTCAATCAATGAACAAGTTAAGAAGTTGGAAGAAGGTTTAATTCAATGTGATCAAAAAATTGAAAAATTCACAGAAGCTAAATCAAAAATTACAACAACTTTGGATCAATTAAATCAAAAATTTAAAATTATTGGTACAAATAAAAACACATGCCCAGTTTGTCTTAAACCAGTAACGGAACATGATAAAGAAGAGTTAGAGAAAGAAAAAAATAATATTCAAAATGAAATTAATTCATTAAATGAAAAATTATTAACATGCACAGATAACTTAGCTACTCTTAAGAAGAAAAAACCTACTATCAGAACAGCAATTGATAAACTTAATTTAAAGGTTAACGAAATAAAGTTACTTGAACAAAAGAAAATCAATATTAGTGATCGAATTAAACAGTTAGATGAATGGTTAGTTCAATTAGATGATGATATTGAATCTTTGAAATCAAATACAACAGATGTTGATGATATTTTGATTGATATGATCAGCAGAGTCGAAACTGCTAAAGAAATTGTTAATAAACATAAAACGCATCTCAACTTACTCGAAACAATTAAGTATATCGTTTCTGAAGAAGGTGTCAAATCTTATATTGTTAATAAAATTCTTGCATTATTCAATTCTATTTTGATGTCTTATTTGCGTAAGATGGATGCTAATTGCTCTTGCTTCTTTAATGAATATTTCGAAGAAGAAATCATTAATGAAAAAAATAAAATTTGTTCATATTTTAATTTTTCGGGTGCAGAAAGAAAAAATATGGATTTTGCATGCTTATTCACATTCATGGATATGCGTAGATTACAAGGTGATGTTGTTTATAACATTTCTATCTATGATGAATTGTTTGATTCGTCGTTAGATGAAAAGGGAGTAGAATTGGTCACAAACATTTTAAAAGATCGTGTCCATATGCATAATGAATGTGTAATGGTTATTTCACATCGAAAAGAAAGTATTCAGCATGCTACAGGCGACGTAATCTTCCTAGAAAAGAAAAATGGTGTAACATCAAAGATTGATTATAATCCTTTTTTGGATAATTAATCTTTAGGATGTTCACACCGAAAATTAATATCATGCCCATGGGCCTGCAACCAACAGGCCAACCAGCTCAGGCACAACCACCTAAATCAGAACACGCACCCGAAGATCTCATGAGGGTTGTTCATTATAATGCAGACCATTCTGGTTGTGGTTTGTGGCGTATGTCTTGGCCTGCTCACCTTATTAATTTCCATAATAAGGCAATGATTACTGAATCAACAGTAATGATTACAGATCCGCGATGGTATCAAAATGTAAAGGCTATTCGTGTACAAAGACAAGCTACACCCCATCAATTACAATTCGTAAAATTTTTGAAAAGTATTCAAAAAGATATTGGATTTAAATTAATCTACGAGGTTGATGATGTTATCTTCCGCGAAGATATTCCTGATTATAATAAATTTAAAACAGCTTTCGTAGCGGATGAGATTAGACAAAGTGCAATAGAAATTATTAATCTTTGTGATGAAATGACAGTTACTTGTGATTATATGAAAGAACTGTATCGTGAACGTACAGGTAAAAATGAAATCACTGTAATACCAAATTTCGTACCAAGATTCTGGATGGGCAATTATTTCAGTGAAGCTAAGGTTTCTAGAAATTATGATAAACATAAGAAGAAGCCTCGTGTACTATATGCTGGGTCTGGCGCACACTTTGATGTAGAAAATCGTGTGGGTCAGAAGGATGATTTCGAACATGTATTAAAAGCAGTCATTGATTCGCGCAAGAAATATCAATGGGTGTTTATTGGTGCATTTCCATTAGCACTAAGACCATATATTCAAAATGGAGATATTGAATTCCATCCATGGCAAAAGTTGTATGATTATCCAAAGAAGATCTCTGATTTAGAAATTCAGATGTCTGTAGCACCATTACAGAATAATAGTTTCAATAAAGCAAAGTCTGATCTCAAATATATCGAAGCATGTTGCTACGGAATTCCTGTTGCTTGTCAAGATATGGAAACATATAAAGAGGCAGAAGTTAAATTCAAGTCTGGTGATGAAATGTTAGATTGTATTGCAAAGGAATTAGGACGTGCTGGTCATTATAAGAATCAGGCTATCCAACGTTATAAAGTAGCTGAGAATCGTTTCTTAGAACATGATCGCAATTTGGACTGTTATATGGAATTATATAAGTATCCTTATCGCGATCAAAACCGCGTCAATTTGAGACGATATAATCCTTGATTATAGTTGCGATACCTATTATCATTTCTCTATGATTGGGTATCGCAACGCTTGTTATAATCCTAAAGATCAAACTGTAGAAATTTACACTTGGTCAGATGATGGGGATCGTATTTCATATACTACGAAATACTATCCCTATTATTATTATGAAGACAAAAGAGGGAATGAAGTATCGATTTACAATACGCCACTTGCTAAA